TCAAACAAAGTAGTAGTTTATCTATTATATATTACAAACACTAATAAAACTAAAAAGAAATTATGGACATTAAAGAACAAATCTTAGTAGCTCTAGGTCTTAACAAAGAAAAAACAATTAAGTTAGAGTGGCAATCGAAATCAGAAGATGGAACAATCTTTGTTTCAACTGCTGAGGAATTAGAAGCAGGAGTAGACATTGCAGTATTAACTGAAGACGGAACTACAATCTTATTACCTGTTGGAACTTACAAGACTGCTGAGGGTGTAACTTTCAGAGTTGAAGAAGAAGGTATTGTTGCTGAAGTTATGGAAAGCGAAACTGAAGAAGTAGTTGAAGAAGAAGAAATGGCTGAAGAAGAATTAGCTGAAGAAGAAGAAGATAAAAAAGATTATGCTGACGTTGCTGATTGGGAAGGTATGGAGAAAAGAATACAAAACCTAGAAGACGCAGTAGCAAGTCTTAAAGAAGAAAAAGTAGGAGGTGATGACGAAGTTGAGGAATTAGCTGAGGAAGTTGAAGAAAGAGGAACAACTCCTAAGTCTATTAAAACTACAGAAGTAGTTGAGTTTTCAGCAGAAGATGAATTAACTAAGTTAAAAGAAGAAAATGAAAAACTAAAGACTGAGTTGGCTTCACAACCTGCTTCAGCACCTTTAGATACAAACAAGTTCAGTTCAGATAGAAAGCCAATGGCTAAAAAAGAATATAACAAACTATCTAAAAGAGAAAAGTTCTTACACGATTTAAATAAATAATAATTAATAAATAAAAAACAAACATTATGGCTTTCACTACGACAAGCAACTTTGCAGGAAAGGCAGCAGGATTTTACATCTCGGCAGCTTTAAACCAAGCAAACTCACTAGACTACTTAACTATGATTGAAAACATCAAGTTTAAGTCTAACATCCAAAGAATGGCAGGTTCATCTTTAGTAGCAGACGCTTCTTGCGACTTTACTGACGCAGGTACTTTAGCATTAACTGAAAATGTACTTGAGCCTAAAAATCTACAAATTAATCTTGACTTATGTAAAGCTACTTTACTTGACAGTTGGGAAGCATTACAAATGAGAGCAGGAGCAGGAGCGCCACCACCTGCAAGTTTTGATGACTATGTAATTTCTTATATGGGAGAAATTATCGCTAATGGAGTTGAAGGTTCAATATGGTCAGGAACAGGAGCAACACCCGGAGAATTTGAAGGGTTCTTAACGGCTACTACAGGAGCATTTGCAGTAGATGGTACAGTAAACACTTCAACTGCAACAGGAGCTTACACAGCAGCTAACATTATCGCTAACTTACAAACTTTAACTTCTGATATGGCAACAAACATCTCAGCAGTATTGAGAAAAGAAGACTTACATATCTATATGTCTCCTAAAACTTATGCTTTATATGTATCAGCAGTATCTACTTTAGGATATGTTAATGCTTACAATATGAACGGAGACTATGCACCTGTATTTGAAGGGTACAAAATCGCTGTTTGTAACGGTATGCCAAATGACCAATTAGTAGCAGCAGAGAAGTCTAACTTATTCTTTGGAACTGACTTGTTAAGCGACCAAACTAGAATAGATTTAATTGATATGGCGTTTACAGGTTCTGACAATATGAGGTTAGTAGCTCGTTACTCAGGAGGTGTTCAGTTAGGTATCGGAGCTGATATCGTTCACCAATCATAATAAATAAATAATACGGATGGAGGGGGTAAAACCCTTCCACCCTTAACCTAAAAAAATAAAATAAAATGGCTTGTACAGCACTAACAAAAGGTAGGGGGCTTGATTGCAATCGTATATCAGGAGGAGTAAAAAAAGTATTCTTTTCTGTATTTGATGAAGATGTTTCTTATACTTATGACGCAACAAATCCTTTAGAAATTGACGCAATTGATTGGAACTCTACTACTATATATGAGTACGTTATGCCACTTGGTGTAGCTTCAATTACTGATACTATTACAGGAAGTAGAGAAAACGGAACAATTTTCTACACTCCAACTGTAAATATTATGCTTAATAAACTTACTAAAGAAGACCAAAATGAAATTAAGCTTTTAGGAAAATCTAAGGTAAGAATTTTCGCAGAATTGAACCAACAATTAACTAACGGACACAATGTATTTATTGCATTAGGAATGTCTAATGGATTAGAACTTAATGCAGGTACTATGGATAGTGGTAGTGATTTTGGGTCGCGTAACGGATATACTCTTACATTTGACGGATTAGAGCCTATTCCTTTCGCTTTCTTAGAAGATTACACTACTGCACCTTGGGACCAAAGTGGATTTATTAATGAAGCAGCAACTTTCCCAACTACAGGAGCTTAATCTTAATTAGTTTTCTTATATATTTCTTGATTAGGGTGGGCTTAGGCTCACCTTTTTCTTTTTAAAGCAAATAAATATAACTTATTTCTATTATATAACAGACAAACTAACTATGATACAAGCAATAACAGAAACAGACATAAAGATATACGTGCAGACTGAGGATAATCGTATAGACACTTCTGTAGCTTCTACTCAAATAAGGCACTTAGTTAAATTTACGAACGACTTAGATAAGTCTGTTTATTATGCTTATGGTAATACTGAGATTATAAAAGATAGATATACTAATATTAATATATCTTACGGAACTTCACCTGATATTTATACAGGAGTTATAAAGCTATTTCCTGCGGGATATTATAAGTATGAAGTTTACGAGGTTAGTTGGATAGGAACAGTTACAGTTAGTTCAGGAAATGCTCCTGCAACAGAAGATGATGTTTTAACTCCTGCTGCTAACGATAAGGGAGTAGTACAAGGATTAGTAACTAAAGGCAAAATGTATCTAGCAGAAAAAGATGGAACGCAGCAAGTTCAGTACACTCAAAGAGAAGCACCAACAGAAACGAATTATATATATTACGGACAATAAAATAAAAAAAAATGGCAATAGACAACGTACAACAATTATTAACTGAGCAACTAGGAAAAAATAGATGTGATGTTATCAATACAACAGCAATGACAGGTAAGGATTACTACTGTGTTCACTTCGTTACAGAAAGTGTAATATCAAGTATTACGGCTACTAATGCTACATCAGCAGCAGGAAGTGATTTAAGCAATTTAGACGGAGAAACTTTAGCAGCAGGAACTACTTTATTTCTTGCAGTAACAGATATTCAGCTTACAAGTGGTATTGCTATTTGTTACTATGACCAAGTAATATAATGAAGTTAGCACTAGGAATGTCTTTACCTTCTAGTAATAAAGGAGGATTAACACCTGTACAAAAGCAAACTAATACTTTTAAAACAAGAGTTGTTGCTGATGGAGGTGTATTTGAGGCTAAGGCTTGTTTAGAAGCACAATTAACTAATTTAAGTAATATAGCATGAGTTTATTAGATGATGTAAGTATTGTAGTAACTCCTAACGGATATAAGGCAGGAGAATTGTATGCAGTTATTCCTGTACCTAGTGATGGTGCTGAAGAAATCACAAATGGAGATTTTGCTACTGATACGGATTGGGTAAAAGGCACAGGGTGGACTATATCAGGTGGAAGTGCTACAAGTGATGGTTCAGGAACTTCTTTTTTATATCAAATAATTTCAAATGCACAAACAAAAAGATTTCTTATAGAATATGAAGTTAAGGATTATGTAAGTGGTAGTGTTTCTATTGTACTTGGTTCAGCAGGTTCTGACCAATTAACATCAAGTTCTAATGGTGTTGTTAGTGGTATTGTATTGTGGGATGGAACAAGCGACAGGCTAAACTTTAAGTCAGTATCACTTATAGGCTCAATAGACAATGTATCAGTAAAAGAATACACATCAGCAGATATGGACGTTACTAGAGCAACTGCTGCTACAAGAGTAGATGAGAATGGTTTAGTAAATTATGCTGAGATTTTAGGAGATAATTTAACAACTCCATTAGACTTTACAACTTGGGTAAATAGCAGTGCAACTGATATAACTGCTAATTCTTTTACGACAAGTGGTGTTGGTGAAGGAGTTTTTTTTAGTTTAACAACTAATAAATTATATAAAATAAATGTTAGTGGGGTTACAGGAGATATAAGTTTAAGATATAGAGATGGAGGAGGTGGAGGAACAGTTTTAGGTGCATTTGATACAGACTTATATTTTGACACAAGTGGTTTGACAAGTCCTAATATATATCTTAGGTCGCTTTCAGCAACTACTGCTACTGTTACAAGTGTATCATTTAAAGAAGCAGCAAGAGATAACGTACCTCGTATAGATTACACAGGAGGAGGTTGTCCACATATATTAGCAGAGCCACAGAGGACTAATATTGCTAAATATTCTGAACAATTAGATGTATCACCTAATGTAATTGATAATGCTAATTATACTTCAAATTTTTATGTTTCTCCAAATGGTTTAACTACAGCACCTAAATTTGAAGAAACTACTGCTAATGACAGACACGGATTTTACCAATATCAAACAGTAACATCAAATTCATACACAGTAAGTATTTACACAAAACAAATTAACAGAAGATATATATGCCTACAAAGTGATTTAACATCAATTAATCAATTTACTTTTTTTGATTTACAATTAGGTACTGTTGTTTCAGAAGGTACAGGATGGACGGCAACTATCGATTCGGTTGGAAGTAATGGGTGGTATAGATTGGCAGCAACTTGTACGGCAGTAACAGGTAGTAGGTTTTCTATTTGGGGGGGTTCAGTAGATGGATTATCTAATACTTATGTTGGAGATGGTTCTTTGTTTACTTTTTGGGGATTACAAGTAGAACAAGGCTCATACCCAACATCATACATTCCAACATCAGGAAGTACAGTAACAAGAAACCAAGACATCTTCACAAGACATGGTATAGGTAGATTGATTAATAGTGAGGAAGGGGTTTTGTTTTGGGAAACTGCTTCTTTAGTTTCTTCTGATGTAACGAGGTATTTATCTTTAAGTGATGGAGGTGTTAATAAAATAAATTTTAGATATACATCTACAATAAACCAAATTGCTGTTTTTATGAATGTAGCAGGGGTAACACAAGCGGCTTTTACTGTAACAATCTCAGATGTAACTATTTTAAATAAGTTTGCTTTTAAATGGAAAGTTAATGATTTTGCTTTATGGATAAATGGGTCTGAGGTAGGAACTGATAATAGTGGAATAGTTTTTCCTGTTGATACTTTAGATAGATTAAATCTTGCAGATACTAACGGCACTTCTTCTCCTTTCTTTGGCAAAGTAAAACAACTACAAGTATTTAAAACAGCACTAACAGACACTCAACTAGCAGCATTAACTTCATAATATGAATATATATAAATTACAATACAACACAAAAGCAGAAGGAGATGCTGACTTACTATCTAAAGGTACTTATGAAGTAATAACTGAAGAAGGAGTTACTCAAGATGTTTACAGAAATGGAACACAAGCAATCGTATATATAGGACAGATAGTAGAAGTACCTGCAACTTATGATAAAGATGGTAAAGAATTAACTCCTCCTATTTATTATAGTGGAGTATTTTACGACCTAATGACTACAGAAGAATATGACTTTGGAATACACGAGTTATTTCCTGTAAATTGTGTACATTCGTTCTTAGGTTATGAAAAGAACGCAGAAGGTACAGATGTAGACCCTGATGAATTAATAATAGAATAAAATGGATAAAATACT